GTCGCGGTTGAGTTCCGGCAAACGGTGCAGAACATGTCCCTGCCAATGAAAGAGCTGGAAAGCGCTGTCAAGGCGGGGCGTCTGCACCACGACGGCAACCCGGTCCTTGCCTGGATGATGTCCAACGTCGTTGCCAAGATTGACGCAAAAGACAACATCTACCCCCGCAAGGAAAAAGTAGAAAACAAAATCGACGGTGTCGTCGCAGCCATTATGGCGATCGCGCGAGCGATGACGGACGCCGGCACCGCAGAATCAATCTATGACCAAGGCGTAAGCATATGAGCAAGCTGGATATCGTGACGTTCGCCGTGGGGATGCTGGGCTTCGGCCTGCTCGCCGGCGGGATCGCGATGTTTTCTGTCCCGGCGGCGCTGATCGTCGCCGGCATCGCACTGATGGCCTGGTCTTACATTGCCGCACGCGCCGGCAGCAAAGGGTAACGATGTTCTTCCGAGGGATGTTCGACAGCCCGGCGTTTAGTGGCCATGGCGGCTGGTTGTCGGGTTTGGGCGGCGTCCGTTCAGATGCCGGCCAGGTCGTTACGCCGAAAACGGCGCTTGCGCTCACCGCGGTTCAAGCTTGCGTCTCCCTATTGGCGGAGAGTATTGCGCAGCTGCCGCTCGAGTTATACCAGCGCCAGGCCGGCGGTGAACGGAAGCCCGCCCGGGGACATCCGCTATACAAGATTCTGGCGGAGGCACCGAACGGATGGCAGACGCCTTTCGAATATCGAGAACAGACCCAAGTACAGCTGGGGCTGAACGGGAATGGCTATAGCTATGTCGAGCGAAATGACGACGGCAGCGTGGCGGCACTCTATCCCCTGACCACGCAGAACGTCGAGGTTCTTCGCGGTGCTGACTTGATGCCGTATTACCGCATCGATGGCGCGGATCCGCTACCCCAGCGCAGTGTTCATCACGTGCGATGGTTTGGCCTGAATTCATACGTGGGGCTGTCGCCAGTCTTGCTCCACGCGAACGCGATCGGCCATGCCCAGGCGATCCAGCAATATGCGGGCAAGTCGTTTGCCAATGGGACCGCGCTCTCGGGCGTGATTGAGCGGCCGAAGGAATCCCCTGCCATCAAGGAACAATCCTCGGTCAACCGCATTGTGTCCGACTGGGAAGAGAAGTTCACCGGCGCCAGTAATGCAAAGAAGGTCGCGCTGCTGCAGGAGGGCATGACGTTCCGTCCGTTGTCGATGACGAACGCGGATGCTGAGTTGATCGCCGTATTGAAACTGATGGCGCTGGACATCGCGCGCATCTACAAGGTGCCGCCACACATGATCGGCGAACTGGACAAGGCTACGTTCAGCAACATTGAGCACCAAGGCATCCAGTTTGTGATCTATACGCTGTTGCCGTGGATCCGGCGCCACGAGCAAGCAATGATGCGTGACTTCCTGCTGCCGAACGAGCGCTCTGAGTACTACATCGAATTCAACGTCTCGGGTTTGCTCCGCGGGGATCAGAAATCCAGATTTGATGCGTATGCGATCGCGCGCCAGTGGGGCTGGCTATCGGCAAACGACATCCGCCGGCTAGAGAACCTGCCGCCGATCGCGGGCGGCGACAAGTACCTGGTGCCGCTGAATATGAGCGACACCAAGACCCAAATTCCGGCTGCTACCGAGCCGACCAAGGCGCAAGTTGCCGAAATTCAAGGAATCTTGACATGAAAAACTACTTCCGCACCGCATCGCTGATCTTCAACGTGCCCCTGATGGTTCACGAAAACATGCTGGACCGCGCCGCCGCATGGGCTGACCAGGTCATGAACCTGAATATCGTCAATCTGCACAGCGGCGCCGCGGCCCCCCAAATGATGGAGGATGACGATTACGACGGTGAAGCCCGGGCCGCGCGCGCTGAAGAGAAGCGCCGGCAGGCAGTGGCGGCGACGGGTGTGGCAGTGGTACCCGTGCACGGTGTACTGGTCAGCCGCGGCTCCCAGATGAATCCATGCGAGGCAATGTCGAACTATGAGGATCTGCGCATGCAGCTGAATCAGGCGCTGGCAGACCCGGCCGTCGAGCACATTGTTCTCGATATTGATTCGCCTGGAGGCAGCACAAGCGGCGCGTTTGAACTGGCCGACGAAATCTTTGCCGCGCGGGCAATCAAGCCGATCACCGCGATCGTCAACTTCAGCGCGTACTCGGCGGGCTACCTGTTGGCGGCAGCTGCGACCGACGTTATCGTCAGCAAGACGTCCGGCGTTGGCTCGATCGGCGTCATCGCCAAGCATATGGACGTCTCCAAGCGCAATGAGCAGCAGGGCGTCAAGGTGACGACCGTCTTCGCCGGCGCGCACAAGAACGATCTGACTCCTCACGAGCCGATCTCGGACCAGTCCATGCAGTTCCTGCAGACGCTGGTGCAGGGTTACTACGACCAATTCGTCAACGCGATCGCTCAGTATCGCGGTGTCACGGCCGATGCCGTGCGCGCGACGGAGGCCGGCGTCTATTCCGGCGCCGAAGGCGTCAATCTCGGGCTGGCTGACTCGGTCGAAACTCCGCAGGCGGCGGTCAACCGTATCGCCGGCCAGGTCCAGGCCAATCGCGCCGCGCGCGCGCCACGTCCTAACAAGATTTCCGCACGCGCCAGCGCTATGGCGATGCAAACCACTCTTTGACCGCGTTCGCGGGATAAGCAACCAGCCGCCTTCGGGCGGTTTTTTCATTTCAGGAGTATTCCATGTCGAAAGTAATTGCATTACGAAGCGAACGCGCAAAGATCAACGATGCCGTTCAAGCGCTGGCCAAGATCGAAGGCGACGGCGGCCAACTGTCGGCTGAACAGCTGGTCGAATTCAGCACGCTGCAGGCAAAGTTCACCGATGTGAACGCACAGCTGGAACGTGCCCTGGCTGCTGAGCGCACTGCCGCAGCAGCAGCTGTTCCCGTGGATCCTCCGACAAATCCTGCTGCTCCGGCAACGGCGCCGCCGGCAGCGTCGATGCCAGCGACTCCGCGCGCGGCCGAAGTGCCAGGCGCGAAGGTCGCGCAGATGGTGCGCGCGCTGGCGTCTGCACAAGGTGATCATCAGCTGGCCGCAAAGCTCGCGGCCGAGCGTGGTTTCGGCGATGACGTCGCAATGTCTCTCAATACGCTGACACCCGGCGCCGGCGGCATTCTGGTGCCAACCAACATGGCGCGTGAAATCATCGAACTCATGCGTCCGAAAGCTGTTGTCCGCAAACTCGGCGCTCGCACGCTGCCGCTGAACAACGGCAACATCAGCCTGCCGCGCTTGAAAGGCGGCGCGGTGGTCGGCTACATCGGAACCGAAACCGATGTTCCAACGACCGGCCAACAGTTCGATGACCTGAAGTTGTCGGCGAAGAAGCTGGCGGCTCTGGTTCCTATCGCCAACGACCTGTTGTCGTATGCCGGCACCAATCCGAACGTCGACAAAGTCGTCGTTGATGACCTGACCGCCGCTCTGGCCACGCGTGAAGATAAGGCGTTCATTCGCGACGACGGCACCGCAAATACACCGAAGGGGCTGCGTTTCTGGGCGTTGGCGGGCAATCTGATCCAGGCCTCCGACGGCGCGACCCTGCAAAAGGTCGAAACAGATCTGAATAAGGCAATTCTGGCGCTGGAAGGCGTGGACGCAAATCTGACCACACCTGGCTGGATCATGGCGCCGCGCGTGTTCCGTTTCCTGGAAGGCATGCGCGACGGCAACGGCAACAAGGTCTATCCGGAACTCGCGCAAAAAATGCTGAAGGGCTATCCCGTCGGCGTCACCACGCAAGTGCCTGTCAACCTGGGCGTCGGCACAAACGAGTCGGAAATCTACTTCGCGGACTTCGGCGACTGCTTCATCGCAGAAGACGAAACGCTGCTGCTGGACTACTCGAAGGAAGCTTCGTATCAGGACGGCTCGGGCAATACCGTCAGCGCCTTCCAGCGCGACCAGACGCTCGTCCGTGTGATCGCCAAGCATGACTTCGGTCCACGCCACGTGGAATCGATCTCGGTCCTGACGAAAGTCACCTGGGGCGGCTAAGCCCGCTGCATGACACCGCCGTCGGCACACGCCGGCGGTATTCGCGTTCGCGCACCCATTTTTACGGAGTAAAACATGTCCCTCGTTGAATTCAAGAAGCCATGGAAAATTTACAGCCCTGGCGATGTGACTGGTCAGGATCAAGAAACCGTCGACGCTCTCGTCAGGAGCGGCCACGCAATTTCGCTGAACGATGACGGTACGACCCCTGAGCAGCCCGCCGACGGCAAGGAAGCTGCCGCCAACACGAAGACCGCTGGCAAGAAATAAGTCATGGCAGCGGTCTGGATTAGTTGGGAGTCCGACACCGAGCCGGTGTCGGTCGACGACGTGAAGAAACAATGCCTGATCGACCACGATGAGGACGACGGGTTTCTGACGTCGATTATCATCCCGACCGCGCGCCAACTCGCTGAAACGAAAGCGGGATCAGCAATTCGCAAAGGCACATACCGTGAATTCTTTCCGGGGCTCCCAGCGGGAGCGATCTATCTGGGCAGAGGCCGCGCCTTCGAAATGGTGCGCGTGCTGCTCGGCCGGGCGGAGCAAGATGTTGCAGCGTTTCCGCTACAGGATCTCGGCAACGACGTCCTTGTCACTCCGGATGCAGCTTTGTCGCTGACCGGCACGGTGACTTTCGAGTACAAGGCCGGCATCGACATTGAAAACTTTCCAACAGTGAAACAGTGGATTTTGCTCGCTTGCGCCTGGCTCTATGAGCAGCGCGAGCTTCTCATGCAGGGCCAGCCCGTTCAGGCCATTCCATCCACGTACGTTGACGCTTTGCTGGCGCCGATCACCACCTCAGCGAGGTTCTGATGCAGGCCGGCCAGCTACGCCACCGAATTTCTGTGCAGGCAAAGGCCGGCGGGAAAGACGACTTCGGCAATGTCCGCACCGATTGGACGGAAGTCCTGTCGGCCCGGGCAAAGAAAGAAGAACTGAGCGGTCGTGAGCTGTTCGCCGCGCAGGCGGTCAGCAGCGAAATCACCACCAGATTTCGCATCCGGCATCGTGACGGTATCAAGGCATCGATGCGCATCGTCACGGCGGACGGTACCGCCTACAACATCATTTCCTCGATTGATCGCGACGGCCGGCGCCGCGAGTTGCAGATTTTGTGCTCGTCGGGTTTGTCGAATGGCTAAATCGTCGGTTTCGGGACATGACGAAGCTATCGCGAAGCTGTTGAGCCTGGCCGACAAGCTGACCGATCCTATTCGTTCGGCCGCCAACACCGGCGCCACAGTGATGAAAGAAGAAGTGATCGCGCGAGCGCCGCGCGACAAAGGAATTTTGCAGGACAACATCTACCAGAAGCACGTAGACGAGCTCTCCAGTGACGATCGCCACGTCTACTACATATCGTGGCGAAAAGGCCGGAAGACCGGCGACGGCGCGTACTACGGGGCGTGGGTGGAATATGGTCACTGGTATGTGCCTCCGAAAGTCAAAGGGATCACCTGGAAGGCGCACCGCGCCAACACGAAGGCGATTTTCGTCGCTGCGCACCCATTCATCCGGCCAGCCTACGAGGCAAAGAAAGAAGAAGTACTGCGCGTCATGCAGGAAAAGCTGGCTGAGAACACCAGCAAGGTAATCAAGGAGCTTTCCCGATGATCGAAAAGGAAGTCATGGATCTGCTCGACCCGTTGGTCGGCGGACGGGCGTTCTTCGATGCGGCGCCAGCCGACACCCCGCGCCCATATCTGACTATCCAGCAGGTCGGCGGCGCGCCGCTACAGTTCTTGGAGGGGTCTTCCGGATCTGATTATGTGCGGCTTCAGATCAATATTTTCGCGCAGACCCGGCCGGAAGCTAACTCGCTGATGACCGCCGTGAGAGAGGCGCTTAGCGCGCTCAAGGCTACGCCTGTCGGCGCGCCGTTCAGCACCTACGAAGAGACGGTCCAAACGTTTGGCCGCCATTGTGATTTCAGCATTTTGACAGCCGTTTAAAGCGTCTTTTTCAGCAGTTCAACACAGCCCGCCATGAGCGGGCTTTTCTTTTGAGAGGTAACCATGTCTTACGGACTCCCTGACGGAGCGATTGTCTCCATCGCATCGGAATATGACGACACAGTGGCTATGTCGGCCCTGTCCAACGCCGCAAACGCCATCGCCACGGTGCCGGCGGATAGCGGCCTGGCTGCCAACGACATCGTCGTGATCGGCTCAGGCTGGCTCAAGGCCGACCGCCGCGTGGCACGCCTGAGTGCTGTTGCAGCAGCGGCTGCGACGCTGGCGTTGATCGACACCAGTGACCTGAAGCGTTTCCCCGCCAGCAGTGGTGTTGGAACACTGCAGAAGATCACCGCCTGGACTCAAATCTCGCAGATCACTGCGTTCGAAACATCGGGGGGAGATCAAAACTTCGCCAATGTTGAATTTCTCGACGATGACGAACAGCGCCAGCTGCCGACGAGCAAAAGCCCGACCTCCCTGGCGATCACCATCGCAGATGATCCCGAGAAACCTCACAACGCCATCCTGGCCAAGGCCGATGAAGACCGTATCCCACGTGTCATCCGCCTGGACCTGCCGAGCGGCGCGGTGCTGTATTACAACGGTTTCGTATCGTTCAACAGCAGCCCGCAGCTGACCAAGGGCAACATTATGACGGTGAAGGCAACCGTCGCCCTGGTTTCCCGCTTCACCCGTTACACCGCATAAGGACATCATGCTCCAAGTCACTCCAAATCCCAAGTTCGACGCAACAGTTGAAGTGCCGGTGCCCGGCCAGACAAAGCCGGAAAAACTGACGATCACGTTCAAGTACATGAACACGACCGAGCGTGAGGCATTCATGAAAAAGCTGAATGAATCCTCGAAGGTCGACGCCTTGCTGGACATTATTGAAGACTGGAAAGGCGTGGATGCATCTTTCAGCCGGGAAGTGCTCGAAAACCTGCTGACCAACTACGCCGGCCTGGACATGCGTTTGATCAAGGTGTTCTTCGATGAGCATCACAAGGCGCTCTTGGGAAACTAACCGCCGCCGTTCAGTTTTTGTATGAACGGATGCCCAGCGAAGAAAGGCTGGCGGCGATCGGCCTGACTCGGGAGGATTTTCAGTCTGAGCGCAGGTCGATCGAAATATTCCCAGAAAACTTCGAATCGGTGAAGGTTTTCGAAGCGATGTGTACCCAGTGGCGCGTGGGATTTGGCGGAGCTACAGGGTTGGACTACCAGGTGCTGCCTACCGTGATGCGTTTTCTGGGGACGCCGAAGAAGAAGCAAGCGCGTGTTTTCTCCGATGTCCGCTTTATGGAATCTGAGGCGATGCGTTTGATGAGTAATGACTGATATGCCGCCTCGTGCGGCATTTTTTATGGGTGAAAATCGATGAGCGAAGGCAATCTGATCGGTAGCGTCACGATCGCGGTCGAAACGGACAAGGAACAGTTCCGTGCCGACATGGTCGATCAGGCGCAGGCGGTCGCACAGTTCGCTTCCGATGCCACCCAGTCCTCGTCCAAGGCGGCGGCAGCACTCACCACCGTGTCAGACGTTGCCACAGAGAGCACGCAGCAGATGACCGCGGCGCAACAGCGGTTCATCGACGGGTTGCAGCGCCAAGTGGCGGCCATTCAGGGTGGCAAGGTCGCCTCAATCGAGTTGAAGGCAGCCCAGTTGGGCGTCTCCGACTCCGCGGCGCCCCTGCTCGCCAAGTGGCGCGAACTCGAGGCAGCACAACGAGGATCCGCTGGCGCATCCGACGCAGCCGCAGCAGCCATGGCCACGGTCGCCGAAAGCGAAGCCGGCGCAACTGACCGGATTCGCACCATGGTCGCGGCGTCGCTGGAAAAGACGGCCGCCCTGAAAGCTCAGCAGGCGGCGTCGCTGGCGGCCGCTACCGCAGAGCGCGAGCTCAACCGGGGCACGTCGACCGGCTCGTCCATCAACTTTGCGGCTCAGAACAAAAGCCTGCAGGAAACCGCCGATCTCGTAAATGAGGTGAACGCAGCGCTGGCATCGATTGGTCGCGGGGCATCGGGGCAAAAGGAATTGCAGGCGCAGACCGATAAGCTGGTCTCACTCTGGGGTCAAGGCCGGCTGTCA